GATATGTCCATATACAAATTGAGATCCATCTTCATGTTCAACAACCGCTGCACCACCATATTTACCAAATCCTGTATTATATGCATCAACAACCTTTCCTTTCTGAATGTTGATTACTGGAGAACCAGCATCCATTCCAATATCAGAACCCTCATGATAACCACCAGCGCCACCATTATAATATTGTCTAAATTGCCCAAAGTTGGAGATTGGGTTCTTTCCTGTTGAATCTCTAGTGATTGTTGGTGGTTGTTGACCTACAGAAGTAGGGAGAACTCTGCCTAAAACACCAGATGCTTTTGTTGCATCCACATCTATATCTTCAAGGTTCATTCCTGGAAAATCCCTTCCACCAGATGCCTTAGGATCTCTCGGTAAAAATGGAATAGCATTTCTAAGCATACCTAATAGATTGAACCCGCCACCACTTTCTCCTTTATTAAAGAACTCTTTTAGTCCTAAAGCTTGAAGTTTGGCAAATTTGACTTTATTCTTTTGCTGTGCTTCCAGAATTCCTTCGCCAAACTGTAAGAAGGTTTTCTTTCCTCTGCTTCCTTCTAATGGAAAAACCGCTTCTTTACCTTCTTCACCAAGAATAGCATTAGTAGCACCATCAACAATACCACCATCTGCCATCATCGTCATGTCTCTGGCAGCTAGAGCAGCATCAATACCAATAGATCCAGCAGTACCAATACCAGGAACGGTAGATGCTGCGCCAGATGCTAATTCAAGACCAGCGCCAAGGAAGTCACCTTGCATTGCTCTTTGAGCAGCAAAGACAGCACCCAATCCTAGTCCTACCAGTGGAATCTTCTTACCTAAACTCTTTGCAATTGCTCCACCAGCAACCTTACCAATTGCCTTTCCACCTAGTTTAGCACCTGCTTTTTTGCCTAGACCGCCAAGCATCTTACCGCCAAGGGCAGCACCTAATCTGGTGCCTGTTCTAGCAGCACCTCTCTTGGTAGCAGAACCAAGCAATTTCTTTGCCATGATTTTGCCACCGATGCCCATTCCAGGACCGCCGCCGCGGCCACGACCAATCATGCCAGTGCCTGCTGCCAGCATTGATCTTTCATAGGCAATGTTACTAGAAAAATCAGCACCCTTCTCTAAAAAATTCTCTTCAGCAGATGCTTTTGCATTTCTAGCTAACTGCTCTGCCTGTTGTTGCTGTGCCGCAGCAATCTGCTTCTGACTATTTGTTTGTTCTTTAGTAGCTTGAACCAAACTCATCGTGACAAACGTTAGTCTGTCAATTGCCTGAACTACCTCTCCTTGATCATTATCAACAGGTCCCATGCGTTTGACAAACATGTCATCACCAGGAAGATCTCTCTCAACACCTAGATCTGTAGCACCAATGTTGACAATAGCATCACTAGCATAACCTTCTGGTCTCAATGGTCTTGCATTAAATGCAGATGAACGAGCTAAACCACCACCCATAACTTCTGGGTTAACTGCAGCAGCGCCACCTGGAAGTGATCTTTGCAGTACAGTTCCACCAAGCATTTTCTGCAATGGTGATCCTGCTAATTCTTTATTACTGCCACCTTTTAAAAGTGGTGTTTCTGCCGCTGATGGCAGTGCTGGTTTATCATTTAGAATATCCACTTTCGTGGCGATCATGTCCGCGACTTTTTCCTTCTCTTCGCGTTGATCTAGATACTTTTTTACAGCTTTAATGACATCGCCTAGGAAGAATGCTTCACCCCTAGTGTCTTGATATGATAAGTATCCGTGTGCCATTATCGTTGTTTAGCTGCTTCTTGTTGTTTCTTGAGATTTTCTAAATGCTGCATGAGTAGAGTGGTATATACCTGTCTCTCCCATGGCATCATGTTTTCAATCTCCGTCAAGCTATATTTATGATGATGCATCAAGGCAAAGTTCACTTTGTAGTACCCTTCCAAAGAATTGTGGAAGAGTGCTATCCGAAAAAATTCGATAGCCCCACGATTGTGAATTCAGATGGTTCTCCAGTTTCTGGATTTTTTACCGTAAATGTATGCTCTAGTCTAGGAGTTCCCTCAAAGAATGCTTGAATTTTTTCAAATTGATTGTTAGTGAGACCTTCTAAGAATTGAACAAACTCTTTCTTACTGGTAGTAGAACTATCATAAACATCTTCACCATCGAAGATTTGATCAATACAACCAGCAATAATATCAATTACACCATCTGCAGATGGTGCTTTGCCCATGATGGATCCACTGATAAAATCATTCATTCCAGGATATTTCATCATAATACCCATATCGTCAGATAGCATGATCTTGTTTGAATGACCTTCTGGTTTTACGACTTTAACCTCAGATAGATTCAAATTATAGTTTACCTGTGTTTTATTGTCATCTTTGCAGGTAACTTTCATCTGTACAATCTCACCAACAGAGATAGCACGAATTTGAAGAAAAATATACTCTAGATCAAAAATGGGCATATCATCTAGTTTTACCCTTGACTGAATACAACCCTTTAAAAGAGTTTTTACAGCTTTTTCAATCTCTTTATCATCGCCCGCTTCTAATGCTAACAACAGTAGCTTTTCTTCTTTTACAACAAATGGACGATATTTGATTTTTTTGCCATTAGAAGGAATTTCCAACTCATACGTTGGAAGTACAACTTGTGGTAATGCCATAATGTTTAGACCAGTTCATATGTATATTTAGCGCGACTTTTAGACTCAAAAATTAGCGGAAAAAATTTTCCGACTTTTATGGAATTTAAAAAGTCAATTTGCTGCAGGTGGTACAGGTGGAGTTGTAGGTGGTATAGGTGGAGGAGGAGTTAGTTCTGGCCAAGTGTATAAGTTTCCATCTGGACCAGTCTTCACCAAACGAGGTTTGGATTTTCCAGGACAATCATCACGCAAGTATTCTTTTACATCACCTTTCTTCATTTGAGGAGCAGCAGAGACATCTGCAACTTTTGTATAGTGTCTTTGATACTTAAACTGCGCTGTTACTTTTGTAATCTGAGAAGAACCAAACTGCAGTGGAATAGCATCAATCTGATATGGGAACGCTTGTTCCATGACATATGTTATTGGTTTTCTATCAATAGAAGAGTTTAAACCCATTTCAGTCTTTGAAATGTGAATGTCTCCAACGTAACTATCTTTATAAGCTACTCTAGTTGTTCTATTTTCTGACAAAGCATTTGCTGTCATGCCAGGTACTCTTTCACCAAAAATATCAAAGTACCAACCATTCAGATATTTTAATAGAGTCAAATTAGCATCTAACATAAAGGTAAGGGAAAATTCTGTAAATACCCTTGTATGTGGATAATCTACAGCACCAAGACCTGTATACAGTCCAACTTGTGTCCCAGTTGCAGTATTCATATTAGGAAGTTGAGCTTCGTCACAGAAAAACTCTACACATTGTTGGTCAGGAAAATATTTCGCTGCTTTACCTTTGATTTCTACAACAAAGTTATTACTGAACGACATTCCGCCGCCGCTGCTAACTTTCGTTATGAAATCGGTAAGTCCATGACCTTTATCTACAGACACGCTAAATACCTATGTTGGAACATCTATATTTATGGCGTACTCAGGATATTTCAAACCGAAGAATCCTACAAAGTACCGTGGCAACCCGACAAACATTGTTTATAGGTCGCTATGGGAACGCAAGTTCATGGTGTTCTGTGACAATAACCCTAGTATATTGCAGTGGGGTAGTGAAGAGATTATTATACCATACAGAGCTCCTGATGGTAAAGTGAGAAGATACTTTCCTGACTTTTATATCAAAGTTCGTGAAAAGTCTGGACAAGTAACTAAGTATATTATTGAAGTTAAACCCAAAAAACAAACACAACCACCGAATGACAAAGATAAACGAACTGCCTCGTATCGTAATGCTGCACTGACATACGCAAAGAACCAAACTAAATGGTCCGCTGCTCGTGAGTATTGTGAAGACAGGCAGATGAACTTCTTAATACTAACCGAGGATCATTTAGGAGTATGACAAATGGCAACTGGATTCGCCGCTATACAGCGCAACAACGTAAATAAAGACCCAGGATACAAGACACTTTTTGAGAGAGTATCCGCAGCAACAGGAGGAGAGAAGAAGTCTCTCTCTTGGTATCGTAATGCAGTCAAAGCAGAAGCTAGTAAGTACAAAAAGAACTTAGGCAAGTATGTCTTAGACGAAAAAAGAGATAGAGTTGGTGCTGCACCAGAACAAGATGCAAATGAATTGCGTAGGTATACCGTAGCAGGTCACCTATACATGTTTGAGTATAATGCAAAGATGAGATGGTTACCTTACTATGACAGGTTTCCACTAGTATATGTAATCAAAGCAGCAAGTAAAACTGAGTTCTGGGGTGCTAACTTGCACTACCTTTCTCCAAAGAAGAGAATAGTAGCTACCAGAAAGTTAATGCAAGGTAGAATCGACATTCCTAAGAGATGTTTCCATAAATACCTAAGCCCACACGTAGATGGGTTATATCTTGATCTAGCTTCTTCAGAATGGGACACTGCTATTCTGTTACCGACAGAAGATTTTGTGAAAAACGTAAATGGTATGGTATTCCCAATAGATAAAGATCTAGTCTGGGAAGACACTGATGAGAATTTCTACGATAAAATCAGAGGTCAAAGAGTAGTGAAAGGATACGGCACCAAACAATCAAAGGAGATGGCTAAGTAATGGGAGTACCCTCTTATCATACAAACGAAGTTGCATCTCAATATCTTAAACCAGGAGATTGGGTCAAAGGTCAGACTGGACGTTCTGCAGCAAAAAAAGGTGCTTCTGCATATTATGTGTGGGATGGCACTAATTGGAAAGGTGTGGGTAGACGACCTTCTGGTGATGAAGTCAAGGGAGACAATTGGAATAATGAAACTAGTTCATACAGTGATTATACTTATACCGATCCAGATTCTGAAACAGGTCCAGCATATTCTGAAAGAGTAGCTACAGAACTAAACGAATCAACAATCAACAGAATTAAACCACTACCAGGACCAGATGAAAACTTCTCTTCTGATGGTGTTTTAAGATATCCAGGTGGTCAAGACATTGGAGCAAGCAGTGACTATGTTTTGTTCCAGTTCAAAAGATATGCTCCTCCATTCAAGAACAGACCAAAGGTTTCAAATACTGATCTGGAGTCACAAATCGAAGATCTTTCAGCATGGGCAAAAGGTGCTTACGATTACAACCAAGGAGACGAATACAAAGACGCTAACCACGAAAACTTTCCAACAATTGCAATGTATATGCCAGAGGATGTATCCACTGGTTTCAGAGGTAACTGGGGTGGTAAAGCATTCAGTACCGTTGGTGCAAACATGCTAGCTTCTGCAGGACAAGAAGGATTAGATAAAAAACTTCAAGCAGGTATTGCAACACTTGGAGAAGCAGCAGAAAGATCTCTTGGTTTAGCATCGGCAGCTGCTTTAAGAAAGAGTATTCAAGCAATTACTGGCGACACACTCAGTAATGATGATGTTTTTGGATCGATCTCTGGAGCGATCATGAATCCTAATACAGAACTACTGTTCCAAAGTGTTGACATGAGAAACTTCATGTTGAAATTCAAGTTAGTTCCTAGAAATGAACCAGAATCTCTAACCATTAACCGTATCGTAAAGACATTTAAGGCATGTACTTTACCAATGAGAGATCCAGGTAAAGTCTTTGGATTTAATAAAAATGGAGACAATAGTGGAATTCTTTCAGGATTCATTGGTGTACCTCATTTATGCAGAGTTTCTTTTATGAGAGGTTCCGAAGTACATAATGTTCTTCCTATCTACAAGATGTTAGCTGTAACTCAAGTAGATGTAAACTACACACCAGATGGTACTTATGCTACATATGGTGATGGACAACCTGTTGCCGTAGAATTGGCAATAAATTTCCAAGAAACAAAAATCAACTTTGCTGAAGAAGTTCTTAGAGATAGTATCCGATAATGTATTTTTCTATTGTTCCAAACATACAGTACGACGAGAAACCAATCAAGTTTCCCTTCTCAGAATCTGATTTTGTAGTTGCGAAAAACTTCTTTCGTAGATACAAAGTCAGTGATGATGTGTTTTCTAACATCACACTGTTTAAAAAGTATGCTATCAAGGATGGAGAACGTCCAGACAGTTTAGCTAATGATGCATATGGAACTCCTTTCTATGACTGGGTGATTCTTCTGGTTAATAACATGGTCAATGCACAATACGATTGGCCTATGAATAACTACGAACTCTACAAAGTGCTAGAGCAAGAGTTCGATGATCCATACGGTGAGATTCACCACTATGAAACTGCTGCTGTGGGACAGTATGCTGCTGGTCTACATGTTGATGAGGCATTCTACAATGGACAGCATAAGGTCAACATCAATGGAAATATTGTACTAAAAAACGGCAATGAGATTGCAAGTCCCATTACCGTTGCAGAGTATTATCAAGCAGAGAATGAAAAGAAAAGAGAAATCTATCTCCTCAAACCAGCATACTTACAATCTTTTGTAGAAGATTTTAGAAGTCAAAACATTTACAATAAAGACTCTAATTATATTAGTCAACAATTAAAGAAAACTGGTTGACTTTTTCGGGCAAAAAT